ATCAGGCTCGAGCATCAGCACCTGTAGCGCCCTGCTCGTCTGGCTCATGACGGGCATCGAGATGTCGGCCGTCTCGAAGTACGACGGGATCGGGTTGACGAACAGGCCGTCGATCTCGTCCGTGCCGACCTCATGCACCCAGAACTTGTACGGGTTGTTGTATGTGACCGTGAACGTCGCAGCAGAGCCGGCACCGCCGGTGACGGCTGCCGGGTTCGCGGGGGTCGACGAGTACGAGCCTGCATTCGATATGCTGGCCGTCAGGATGGCGCCGGGTCCGCTGACGGTGTTGACGGTGATCTCCACCGGGATCAGGTACTGACCACCGACCAGCGTCAGCACGTTCCCGGCAACGTAACCCGTCCCGCCGGCGGTGATCGCAATCGCGGTGGCCTGCGCGTCCTGCGGCGCGACGCCAGTCATAAGCGGCTTGGGGAAGACAGCCGGGAACAGGCCTGCACCGCGCCCGAAGTTCGGCAGCGGCGTGTCGTACCACGTGTTCTCGCGGATGTTGTAGATGATGGCGTGGTCCGGCTCGATGCTGTCGCCCTTCGGGAAGCACCACCAGATTTCGCCGTAGCGGGGAACCTTCATCGCGAACACCTTCTGGCGCATCGCGTAGTTCAGATTGTCGAAGAAGAAGTTGAGGTTCAACGTGTTCGGTATCTCGCGCACGACGCCGTTGAACGACAGGAAGCGGTCGGTGCCGAGCCAGTAGAAGATGCCGTCGTACTCGATGACGGACTGCGCCGAGAGGATCGACGACTGCGCACTCAACGTGTCGAACTGAAACGTGGCGGTGCCACCGATGTAGGACATGCGGATCAGGCTGTCTGCCGACCACAGCAGGCCCGAGGGTGAGTTGCCCGGGCCACCGCGCAGCGGCATGCCGCGCACAATCTTCTGCCCCGTGACGTAGGCGTTGCCTGCGCCGGAGCCGACGTAGTCCGTGGGGTCTCCCGGCACGGACCACATGACGAAGCCGTCATTGCCGAAGGCGACGGTATATGGGTGCAGGGAGACGATACCGCCGGTGGCGCTGTACACCGCAGGCAGGCTCGTCACCTCGACGAGGGGCGCCGTACCGAACTCGTCGCCGGTGAAGAGCTGGCCGCCCGTGCTGTTGCAGATGCAGTCGAGGTTCGGCGCCACCTGCGCCACCAGTTGCAGGCCACCGCCGAGGGCCGTGTCCACGTCGAACTGCCACATGTTGCCGGCGTTCGCGACGAGCGTCGTCGGCGTCCGGTCGGAGATGACGCTCGTGTTGAAGCTGGCGTCGAGGTAGAAACGCTCCAGCAGGTTCGCCGATCCGCCGTGGATGTACGTCAGGCTGTCCTGCGTGTACTCGTGCAACGTCCGCACCAGTCCGCGCAGGAACTTGTTGATCGAGCGGTAGCCGCCGATCTTACGCGGCAGGGCGCGCTGAAAGCGCACCCACTGTCCGTCGACGTACTGGTCGCCTTCGAACCGGGTGCCGTCCCGCTTGATGCCGGGCAGCGACTTGATCTGGATAATGTTCTCGGCCATCGGATTGCCTTACGTGTACGAGAAGCTGATTTCGCCACGGGCGCCCGTGCCGCCAGCCGCGCCGCCGTAGTCGAGACCGCCACCGCCGCCACCGCCGCCCGGTGGCAGACCCGGATCTGAGCCTGCGCCGCCACCGGAACCGCTTGCGCCGTCACCGCCGACGTTGCCGCCAGCAGTGTTCTGACCCGCGCTGCCCGAAGTGTTGGTCGTGCCGCCAGTGGCCGTGCCGCCAGCGCCGCCAGCAGATTGGCCGCCGCCGGAACCGCCACCGGCGTTTATGCTCACACTGCCGCCAGAGACCGTGCCCGAGACAGTTGAAGCGCCGCCCGCTATGCCCGCGCCGTTGGTGGACGCGCGCCCGGCGCCGCCCACGGCCACCGTAAAGATGAACGTGTTCCCGCCGGTAACGGCGATAGTCTGTACGGACCTTGACCCGCCCCCGCCACCGCCGCCAGCAGTGGTGCTGTTGTAGCCACCGCCCCCGCCAGCGCCGTCTACCGTGATGGCGCAGCTTGTGGCGCCGGAAGGCACCGTCTCAGTCACACCCGTACCCGTGGTGTAGGTGTTGGTGGACGGGGAGAAATTAGCGGTACCGTAGAAGTTTTGAATACTGATCTGACCAGACGAAGGCACAGCCCCGTAAGTGCCAGTTGTACCGGGAGGCACCAGTCCGCCACCAGCGTAATACTCGCTCAACGAGATGGGGTTGGCACCCCCAAACTCGCCTTGAATGTCGTTGAGCGATAGCGGCCCGCTGGTGGGTAGAGCCATTATTTAGCCCCCCGCAGCTCGTCCAGTTCAGCCTTTAACTCCGCGATGGCGGCGAACGCCACGGCGACAAGTTTTTCGTAATCCACCGCCTTCGTGCCGTCCTCACGGGTGCGAACGGCCAACGGGAACACCGCCTCTACGTCCTGCGCAATGACACCGAAGTCGCTCTTGCGGACAAAGTAACTATCTTCACCGCCATGTTCCGCAATGTAGGCGTCCGTCCAATCGAAAGTCTTACCGCCGATGGCAGTCACCGTAGCGAGCGCGCCTTGGATGTCCGCGACATTTTCCTTCAGACGGGCGTCTGACGAATAGAAGGCCGTGACGTTGTTGGTCGCGCGGATTTCGCCCGCCGTACCAGACGGCGCGGTCCCGACGCCAAGGCTGTTAACTTGGTAGTTGTTGGCCGTGTTGAGCGCGTTTGCCGTAGTCGCTGTGGTAGCCGTAGTAGCCGACCCAGCCGTAGTGGCTGATCCCGCCGTCGTAGCCGAGGTAGCAGTCGCTGCGTTACCGGAGATACTGATACCCCAAGTGCCAGACGCTCCCGAGCCGCCACGTGAGGGGACATCAAGTGCAGTCTGCGCAGCGCCTGCCGTGGTCGCACCCGTGCCACCGTTGCCGATGGGGAGCGTGCCGCTGACCTGCGTCGTGAGCGAGACGCCCGAAAGCGCGCCGCCGAGAGTGAGCGTACCCGAGGTGGTCACGGATCCCGTCAGCGTAATGCCGTTGACGCTGCCCGCCGTGCCGACCGAGGTGACCGTGCCGGTGTTTGACGTAAAGCCGGACGGGTTGCTGGCGGCGTAGGCGCCAACGGTGCTGTAGTCGATAGTACGCACTGCGGACCCATTGAACGTCGAACCAACTGCCGCGCCGCCTGCGTTGCTAAAAGTTATGGCGTTGGTGACGGACCCGGCCGTGGTCGCCGAAGTGGCTGTCGCGGCGCTACCAGAGACGCTGATGCCCCAAGTGCCGGTAGCACCGGAACCGCTCGTGGAAGGGACGTCGAGCGAACTGCGCGCACCTGCAGCCGTCGTGGCGTTCGTGCCACCATTGCCGACGGGGAGCGTGCCGCTGACCTGCGTGGTCAGGCTGACACCGGACAGTGTGCCGCCGAGCGTAAGACTGCCGGTGGAGGTCACCGTACCCGTCAGCGTGATCCCGTTGACCGTTCCGGTGCCACCAACACTCGTAACCGTACCGGAACCCTTGTTGTTGAACGCAGTCCAGTCGCCGCTGGTCAGGTAGCCGTTAACGGACGCTGTAGCAGCCGCCATGCTGATAACCGGCGTCGTCCCGCCGGTAGACGCGACAGGCGCGGTGCCGGTGACGCTGGTCACCGTGCCGCCCCCGGATGTGGCCGTGATGGTGATTGCGCCCGCGCCGTTGGCGATGCTGATACCCGAGCCAGCCGTCAACGTCGACTTGGCGAGAGTGCCGCCCGCCGTATTGCCGATAAGCAGTTGTCCATCAGTGTACGTGGTCTGACCTGTGCCGCCGTTGGCCACCGGAAGTGTACCGGAGACCTGCGAGCCAAGGGCAACACCAGACAGTGCGCCGCCGAGAGTGAGCGTACCCGAGGTGGTCACTGAGCCAGTCAAAGTGATGCCATTGACGCTGCCCGTCGTGGCGACCGAGGTGACGGTGCCGGTGTTCGAGGTGAAGCCCGACGGGTTAGTGGCGGCGTATGCGCCGAGGGAGGTCAGGGCCGCGCCGGCCGTGGTTGCGCCTGTACCGCCGTTGAGAATGGGCAGCGTACCACTGACCTGTGTGGTGAGGCTGACGCCAGACAGCGCGCCGCCGAGCGTCAGGCTGCCGCTGCTGGTGACAGTGCCGGTCAGCGTGATGCCATTCACCGTTCCGGTGCCGCCGACGGAGGTGACGGTGCCCGTCGTCGAACTGGTGCCCGCTCCGATAGCCGTGCGGAACGTGGCCGCATCCAAAGACGACACGGTGTTGTCAGCGTTGAAGCGGGGGAAGGTTATGGCGCTCGGGTTGGTGATGATGAAGACGTTTGCGCCGAGCGTCGTGGCGCCGAGCGAGGTGCGTGCACCGGCAGCCGTCGTGGCGTTCGTGCCGCCGTTGGCCACGGGCAGTGTCCCACTAACCTGCGTCGTGAGACTGACGCCGGACAGCGCGCCGCCGAGCGTGAGACTGCCGCTGCTGGTGACCGTGCCCGTCAGCGTAATGCCGTTGACCGTTCCGGTGCCTCCGACGGAAGTGACGGTGCCGCTCCCGCTGCCGGCGCCGATAGCCGTGCGGAACGTGGCCGCGTCCAAAGACGACACGGTGTTGTCGGCGTTGAAGCGGGGGAAGGTTATGGCGCTCGGGTTGGTGATGATGAAGACGTTTGCGCCGAGCGTCGTGGCGCCGAGGCTCGTCCGCGCGCCGGCGGCCGTCGTGGCCGCCGTGCCGCCCTGCGCCAGCGACAGGGGCGTCGTCAGCCCACTGAGCGAGGTGATGTCACTGTTGGCGCCGGAGGCCGCCGCGCCGATGGTGGTGCGGACGGACGCGCCCGTGGTAGCCGTGACGATGGGGTCGGCAAACGTCGTGATGCCGAGGTTGAGGCGGGCAGCGGATGCCGTCGTCGCGCCCGTACCGCCGTCCGCGATGGTAATTGGCAGCGTAAACACCGTCGGATCCGAGGCGAGAATTATGCTGGTGCCGTCGCAGTAGTATATGCCCTTGGCGCCCTGATTGATCAGCGTCGGAGATCCGCCGCTCGTTCTCACGGAAAAGGTGAACGCGCCGGTTGTGGCGTTGTTGATCCAATACTGTTGGATTGTGGCCGGCACGATGATCGTGCAGTTGCTCGTCAGTGCGCCGACAAACTTGTACGCGATGCGGTTGAGCTGCGAGCCGGAGAGCGTGACCGTGCCGCCCGTGACGGCAATAGACGTGTAATCGAACGCGAACACCGCCTCCTGCCCGAGGCCGATTGTGTACCAGTTTATGCCGTCGGTGATGACGCTGGCGCTGTCCCCGGGTCGAAGCACCAGTGTGGCGGCGCTGTTGATCGTCTCCGTGCCGGCCGGATCAACCGTCAGATCCCCACCGCCCTCGTTGCGGACGAAGATGAAGAAGTTGTTGCCGGCGGATGCGGCCGTCAGCATGTTCAGCGTGCCAGTGCCAGTGCCGGTCCACACGAACGCTTCAGATCGATTTGAAGTGGCAACAGAGATGCCACTGGTCAAGAAAGTGGTGACGGGAAGCGACTGCGACAGCGTCGAGCCGGTGGCGGTCAGGCCGAAGCCGGCCAGCGCGGACGGCTGCACAGTTGCGGTCGAGGCGCCGTAGCGGAACACGCGCCACGTGCCGGCGGGGGTTGTGGTGGCCGCCAGATAGACCTGCCACTGCGTCCCGGCGGTGACCGTCGCCAGCGTGTTGCCGGCGAAGTCCTTCACGAAGAAGCTGAAGGTAACGTCGATGTTGTTGAACAGGATCGTCTGGCCAGCGCCGGTCAGCGTGGCATTGGGCAGGACGATGCTGAAGCCGGACGCCGTTGGGTCGACATCAATGATACGCGCGGCTGGGTCTTCGGTTCCCGAACTTTCGAGGGGCCACTCAAGCGGCGTGTCCACGCCGAGGGCAATCGACAGGTAGGACACATCCGAGGGATATATCGTGGTGCCACCGAAAACGGATGTGTAGCTCACTTATGCCTCCTTGCGGACTGATGCGCGGTCGAGGATCTTCGCCAGATCTTCACCGTTGAGCATTGCAGCGGCGCGGTCGTAATACTGCTGCCACGTGCCGATGCGCTCGTCGTTCTTCAGGAACGGGGTCGCCTCGAGCAACGCGCCATACAGCAGGAGCTGGGGAGCGTATTCTGTCAGCCAGTTCGTCTGAATGCTGTCGTCGAGCAGCGGGGGCAGCTCGTAATACAGCACCTCGAAGGGGTACGCCTGATCCGGCGTGGGGGCTATCAGCCAGTGCGAATAGTCGTAATCCGAGTAGAACAGCGGCGTCGCCGTCAGACTTTCGTTCGGCCAATACGAACGCAGATACTCGTAGACGCGCGTGAAGAGGGCGGTGCGGTTGGCATTGCTGGTGCCAGTGCCGATGTTGATGCTGACCGTGTCGCGCCAACGGTCGGGCTTCGCGTACACCGACTGGCCGGGAACCAAGGTGTCAGACACCACCGCGATGAAGCCTTGGATCTTCAGCTCGCGCGCAATGCGCCGCTCCGCCAGATTGATCAGGCGCGGGATCTGTTCATAGACGACCGGGTCCGAGGCATAGGTCGCGCCGCGCTCAAGATAGCGTTGCACGTCCTGCTTCAGCGTGTCAAAGGTCATCGTGGTAGCCATGGGCCGTCCTTATATCACTTTTGTGGTAATTGACTAGCCTCGCGCCACGCCTCGATAGTCAGCCGGTGCTTCTCCGCGCAGTCATTGCGCCGCTCAATCACGTCCTTTTCCCACAGCAGGCGCGCCGGGTCGAGAAATGGGTCGGGCGGGTTGTTCAGGCGCGGGCACGGGCTTGCCAAGTTTGCCGGCGGCCGCTTCAGCGTCTGGATTACCAATGCTTTCGAGGAGCACCCGAATAGCGTCAGCAGGAGGAGCGCAGCTAGGAGAAACGGCAGGCACCGTACGATAAATCTCGCGAACCGTATTGGTCCGCTCAACGGAACGTACATCGGCTTCAGCACGTCTTTCCTCATAGGCTGCGGACTTCGTGTCGAGGATGGTCTCCACTTTAGCACGTTGCTTTTCCGCCTTTTCCAAAGCCACCGCGTACGCCGCGTCGCACTGCCAATCGCGGACCTTATACCCGCCGAGGAAGCCGATGACCAGCATGCCGCCCATGATGTAGGGGGAGGGGATGCCGAACATCAGAGCCAAGCCGCGTATTTCTTGGTCTTCGCCTTGCGGTCGTCGAGGCCGTGCGTCCCGCCGTTGATGCGCTTCGTCAGCGCGAGGATCGCGACGTCGTTGATGCCTTGGTCGCAGATCGACCAGAGCTTGTTCTTGTCAAAAAACCACAGCGCGCTCTCGAAGCAGAGTTCACCGGCCACTAAGTCCGGGTTCGTCATTACGTCCGGGCGGCTGACATAGTCGGCGAACGCCTGATAGTTCGACTTGCCCGTCAACTGGAGCGCGCCGCGACCACGGAACTTCCACCCGTCACCGGATGCCTCGTCGCCGTTGCCCATGCGGCTGGCATAGACGCGGTTGGCGATCCTCTGCGGCTGGCGCTCATACGCCTTGGCCAGAGCGTCCGTGCCGAAATACTTGCGGAAGATGCCGCGCAGGCCGGCCGCGCCGTAGTTCAGGTTCTCGCTGAACGCCGTAAAGCCGCCGCTCTCGTGCGCCGTCTGAGCAAAGAAGTGCGCGGCGCGGTCCGGCGACAACTTGTAGTAGGTCGCAGCGGCCTTCATCGTGCCGGGGCCGAATGCGCCGTCAGCCGTAACGCCGATTTTCCGTTGGAGATTTGCGAGGCTCACTTGTCGCGCCCCTTGTTCCACAGCTCGAACAGAGCCTTGATCTTCTCCTCGACCACGGCGAGGCGCACGTCCATCTTGGCGAGGATGATCACCAACGAGATGAACGCGAGGACGAGCGGCCAAAGCTGGCCGATCAACTCAACGGTGGAGAGGTCTCCGGCCATTTATGCCCCCGGGTTCCGCCAGTCGGGGAAGTCTGCCTCGTCGACCACGCCGTCGCCATTGGCGTCGTAGCGCAAGTCGTTGCGGTACTTCTCCCACGGTGCCATGCCGTCGTCATCTGCCGGCTCCGGCGCGTCGACTTCCGGCGGCGCGGGGGGCTTGGCGTCGCGAGCGTTGGCGTTGAGGCTCAGGCCGCCCAGCAGGCCGACGAACGCGCCGATGACCATGTTAAAGGCCGGGCCGACGATCTCGAACACCTTGTCGCTGTCCACGATGTGGTTCGGCATGAACAGGCCGATGACTAGCGTTC